AGCCAGTACATCGTTAATCTAGGGACATATATAGTATGTGTTTCTCTACTAAAGAATTTAATAATACCGGTCTTAGTTCCATCGACTTCGTCTGCATCTGAAAACTTGATTAAAAATCCATTATTATCTACAGACACATTACCACTTCCAGATATCCACGTTTTTACTGCACCAGTAACATCCATATTAATATCAGTTGGTCTATATGAAAAAGATTCATTTTCAGTTAACCCTGGTTGATAAAAATAAGATGAGTCGAATGATGATGTGTTAAATATACCAGAACCAGATTGCCATAGCCAACTACCCCCGAGACCACTACCAGACACATATAAACTAGGAGCTCCTGTATTAATGACTTGACTACTAGATATCCAAGAAGATCCACTTAATGTTACTGAACCACTTGGTGTGAATGACCAAGATGCGTGTGGTGTTGCCCAAGATACACCATCTTGTGTAGCAATTCTGCTAGTAGAATCACCAGTACCGTTGGTCCACGGTTGTCCCATCAATTTTGCATCTAACGTATAATCTGCAGGAAGATTAGTTGCATTAGTAGTAAACAATTGCAACATAAATTTACATGAATTTAAGTCTGCAGAATATTTTGTTAATGTGTCTTGAATCTCAGACATATCAAATTTAACTGCAAATCTAGATTTAACTAATGTTGCACCGTCAGTATCTAGTTGTTTTCCAACTTCTAATATTTCGTCTAATCCAGTATTATGTGATTGAAGACTATTTGCTTCATATACGGTAGCATCACTATCTGCATAAAATATTCTAAACATAATTAACTTCCTGAACCTGTACTAATCATTAAATAACTACCACTTCTCCAAAGTTGTCCGTTGACAGTTGGATCTGCTGCTGGAAGTGATGCTGTATAAATAAATGCGGTACCTTCTGAAATAAATTTCGAAGTTACTTGCAAATATTGAATTGAACCAGATGTTGTAATTACATTCGATCCGCTTGTATAAGAAGAACTAATTGAATTTTCAACATATGAAGCAGTTTGAGATGTAGTAACATAACTTGCTGTTTGTGCCGTAGTAACATATGAAGCTGTACTGGCTGTACCTGTCAATGTTCCAATTAAACTGCCGGTAATATCTACCGATCCAGAGAACGCAATATTTTCAACAGTATTTCCAGTTAAAACATTATATACATCTGAAACATAACTTGCTGAAATAAGTCCACCTGCTACAATACTTGTTCGATTATCTCGTATTACGCCCATTTTATATCCTTTTAGTATAAATATAAAGATATTAAGAACTTACTACTCTACCACGAATATCTTGATTAGGATATTTTACTTCAAAAATACTAGGATCTAGGGATGGATAAATTATTCCATTTCTTGTTGCTGGAGCAAGATCATATACATTTCCAGAATAACCATTATCTGAATCATATATATTTCGAATCTTTGCTGCAACTACGGTTTGTACTCCCTGAACGTTACCTATAATATTAGTAATAGCCGATTTTATAATAGGCTGATTAACTTGCCAACGGTCTATATTAAAATAATCTTTTAAACTAGATACACATTTCAATAATACTTCATTACTATTATAATTAGGAAGCACAGTTATTTCAAAGTTAACTCCTATATTAATAATAAATGCATCTTTTATATTTACAGCGTCAGTTAAAATACGATAATGATCAAGATAAGTTTTTAAATTTTCTTTAATTGCTTGGTTTAATGCTACTAATTGTTTATTTGCATTATATCCTAAAACATACATATTCATTGCTAATGGATTAGGAACACGCTTTTCAACTTGGTCTTGTTGCAATATTTGATCGTCTGGTACAATATATGCTTTTGATACACTACCAAATTTTGCTGGCATTGAATATGTACGAATTATATAATCTTCACGCGTTACTAAACGATTCTGTGTTGCAAAATTAGCTAATGCATTATTTTTTATGTCTTGAAGTGTGTCTTGACTCTTAGCACCGGTTGCTGGAGTTGGATTATTTACTGCCACAGATGACTTAACAAAATTAACTATACCTGCATTATTAGTACTATTAACATCGTCTTCAAATTCTATAAAATCTACTACTGTTAATACATTGGATGTTACATTATCCGTTATACCATTACCAACAGTATATTTAACTGTTAATGTGGTATTTGCTGGTGCTTGTCCATATGTTCTAGTAAATAAGAAATTCGATGGATCTATATCAACATCAATAGCCCGCCTAAATCCAGCTAATCCATTCCCTACATTAGTAGGATTAGGTACTATCTCTTCGTCATTATTATCAGATACTCCAGACCCAAATTGCATTTCTAATAAATTATCACTACGCAATCTTGTAATAAAACGTTTAGATGATTTTCTTAACTTTAATAAACTAGGTGCTGCAGATCTAAATACTGATAAGTCAGGATCATTTTCTGCTAAATTAGGTACAGACTCAAAAACAGTGTCTTGTGCTAAATAAGGAACCATATACCAATTATCACCATCTGATTCTTCACATGATATAACATCTATAATATTTCGATCCGGTAACACTACTTTATCATATGCAATTGGACTTCCAAATGTAAATGTTGTAGTTTTAACAGTACCAGAAACAGCTCTTGCTTTTTTCTTTAATAAATAATATATTGGTTGCTTAGTAGTATCGTCAGTTTCATATATTGTAACTTCGGTTGTATTGATACTAGAAGAAAATGCAAAATCAACAGAGTCTAAGGTTCTGAAAACAGCTGTTCCATCATTTTGTTTAATTTGAAACCCAGGTTTGATAGTTAATGCATAATTATAATCAGGTTGTACATTGTCACCAGAACCAATTGATGGAACTAATTGAAACACATCAACGTCTGTATACGCCGGGATTGCATTTTTAGGTGTATAACCTAATTCTTTTGCAATATCAAATATATTGCTACGTTCGGTTGCCTGTTCTAATAATGATTCCTTTATATTATTATCTGCATAATATGATAACACATCACCAACATATGAAGCCATTTCCATAAACAACATTCCGGGAGATGATTCATTAAAATCATTGTATGAGTCTGGAAAGTATTGTTTAGTAAAGTCTATCAGATTTTTACGAAATTGACCAAAATCTTTATTTATATACGTTATGTCTTTGTTTACATTCATAATTAATCTATTGTTATGGTAGATGAATCTTCACTAGCAGTTATTGTAATAGCATCAGTATTAAATCCATCAACAGTATATTTTAATGTTATTTTAATAGTGTGCAATAAAGTTGGATCGTCTTCTACGGTTAATATTTCTAAATCTTGAATTACAATATATGGTAACCAAGAACTTAATGCATTGGTAATTTCTAAATCAATTAACTCTTTAATATCAGGAGTACTCGGTTGGAATACTATACTTAATAAATTAGTACCAAAATTAATTAGATTATACCGTTCGCCTTTTCTTGTTAACAATAAATTTCTAATATTAGCTTTAGCTTGAGCATTTGTTGTATACAATGTTTTGAATACACCTGGATTACCGAAGGATAGGTCTACACCTAATCCAATTTCAGATTTCGTTGTTACATCATTAACTGTTTGTATACGATATGCCATTATAGTGCGAAGCCTTTACTTTTCTTTTTATCCATTGCTTTCATTAATCCTCTATAATCGCGATTCATTGCTTTTGCAACAACCGGATCAATCTGCATATTTTTTCCTGACTCAGGATCTTCCATTATTTGTGGAGCAGTATTACCACTTCGCATCATACCAAATCCTTGAGCGTCATTAGCAGTAAATGACATATCACTCATTCCTTCCTGCATCAAATCGCTGTAACTAGGTACGCCTTCTTCTCTCAATGCATCTGTTTCATTTAATATATTAGCAAATTTATTATCTGAATATAATGATTTACTATTAGTTTTTTTAATTAGTGATGGATTACTCTCAACCGATTCTGTTTGTAATTCTGTAACTGTCGACTGTAATCCTTCTCGAAGAATTTCTGATAATTCTTCTTTAATAACCTCTCGTACGGCTGTTTTTAGGGCTTTTACAAGTGCTTTAGATTCCATGTGTATTCTTTTTTATTATAAATATGTATAATGTTAATTAATCGGTGTTCCCCAATCATTATCAGATATCTTAGGACCATATGATACATTGTTAGATGTATTCAAATAATAATCTCCAATTTTACCTAAGTTAGGTAGTGGATTTCCATTTCCTCTATAAACTTGACTAGGTGCTTCCTGCAATGATGTTAATAGATTACGTTGCTGATCAACTAATTGTTCGATTGAATTTGATCTTTGTGTTAAATCATCTTCAGACACATTTAACTCATTATAAAATTCAGTCGGTATTAAATCGTTATAATTAGTATCCGTAT